ATTGAGGCAAAAGGGGTGGTTAATGCCGGTAATTAATATCATTGGGTTCTCTTGTTATCGGTGTGGACACGAGTGGGCTCCGGAAGTATTAATCCATCAAGAAACAAAGGATTTTAAACTTCCGATAGTTTGTCCGAAATGTAAGACTCCATATTGGAACTCACCGCGGGGAAAGGATATTATAAGAGTGATCCACTCCGGGATATATTCTTCTTACGCTAGTTTAATTCCATTGACAGTTTTTGTTAAATCACATATAAAGCAGGGAGACGACACGGCGCGGATCATGGAGGCGATCTTAAGTTTACCACAGGCTCCGCCGGCAAACCCAAAAGCCTGGCTGGAAGAAAAATTTGAGAAGGAATCTTAATATGCTTAACTGGCTCAAAGAAAAACTCAAAAAGAAGTACCGGGACCATCAGTGCCTTAGTGCGGCAGAGTTAATAATGTGAATTGATATGGCTGAGAAGGTAAAGAGAAAACAAAATCAACCCAAGAAACACGCCGGAAAGTCTAAACCAGCGGTGGCCTTGCGTCGTAAAAAGATTATTAAAGCAATTACCGACGGAAAGACGCGAAAAGAGGCTGGCATTAAAGCTGGCCTATCACCAAAAACAGCGGAATCTCAAGTATCTCAAATCCTTTCTGAACCTAAAGTTCGCAGCGAATTCCAAAAGTTATTAGACAACGCCATCCCCGACTCTGAATTATCCGTAAAATATAAAGAATTACTCAACTCTAAAAAATGTATTTCTGCAATGGTGATAGCTCCTAATGGCGAAGGTATGAAAGACGCAAATTCAATGACGAGGGATTTTGTTGAGGTTGACGATTGCGCTGTTCAGTTGAAAGCAGCCGATTCTATTTCAAAATTAAAAGGCCATTTGTCGGATAAGCACGATGTTAATCTAACTCTGCCAATAACCGTAGTCGTTAGGAAGTTCACAAATGGAAATAATCCTTCCGAATAATTGGGAGCCGCGCCCTGACCAGATGCCTCTATGGTCTTACTTGGAAAACGGCGGACTCCGCGTATGTGAAGTGGCACATAGGCGCTGGGGCAAGGATGATGTTGCGCTTCACTTTACCGCAACAGCGACACAGCAACGTATTGGCAATTACTGGCATATGCTCCCACAGTTTAATCAATGCCGAAAAGCCATATGGGAGGCTGTTAATCCGCATACGGGGAAAAAGAGAATCGACGAGGCGTTCCCCGAGGCAATCAGGAAGAGAACAAACCAGACAGAAATGCTGATTGAATTTAAAAGTGGTTCAATCTGGCAGTTAGTCGGCTCGGATAATTATAACGCATTATTGGGTTCGCCGCCGGTAGGAATTATTTTTTCAGAGTATGCCCTGGCGGACCCACAGGCGTGGGCATATTTATCCCCTATTCTAGAAGAAAACGGCGGGTGGGCGATCTTTATTACAACGTCCAGGGGAAACAACCACTTGAAGCGACTATATGATTATGCCTCATCAAACCCAATCTGGTTTACTGAATTACTACCTGCGGATAAGTCGCCTGTTTTTACGACAAAACAACTCGAAGCAATCAAACTTGAAATGATAGGGACCTTTGGCGAGGACCTAGGCGAAGCTTTATATAATCAAGAATATTTTTGCTCATTTGAAGGTGCTCTGCCGGGGTCCTACTACGCAAAGGCAATGGCATCAGCCCGGAAAGATGGCCGGATAACCGACGTGCCATGGACCAGCAGTCTTACTGTTAATACTTATTGGGACCTTGGCGTAGATGACTCAACAACAATCTGGTTTATACAACAAAGCGGCCTACAAATTAGAATTATAGATTATTATGAAAATACCGGATACGGGCTTGAACACTATGCGAAGGTATTACAAAGCAAGCATTATGTTTATGGGGATCACTATATGCCGCACGATGCGGCCGTAAGGGAGCTTTCATCCGGGGAATTCGCCAGATCACGCCAAGAAGTAGCGGAGGATTTGGGTATTAAGCCAATAACCATCGTTCAAAGGGCAAGGGATAGCCAGGCGGTTATGACCGGCATCAATGCCGCCAGAAACATCTTATCCCGCTGCTGGTTCGACAAGACAAAATGCTGGCAGGGTATATCGGCCCTTGAGGGATATAGGGCAGAATACGACGCCAATAAAAAGACATTGGCCAATCATCCTGAGCACAGTTGGGAGAGTCACGGGGCCGATGCTTTTAGGACATTTGCCAGCGGGTATGTGCCTACAGTAATTAAGCCGCAAACAAATTTCCGCCCGAATCGCGGAACTTGGAGGAGCAGGTAATGAAAATAGCAGGCGTCCTATTTGACGCAGCTTTGAAGAGTGATGACGGGAAAGAGAAAATCTTTTTCGGATTTTACTTTAAGAACGACAACGACGAGTATGAGCAGACAGGCTTCACCATTTCTATCGGCCAGCCTGCGGATAAATTCTTAAAGAATCTCAAACTATTTGCCGAGAAGGTGGAAAAAGACTTCATAGCGAAAGGGTATATTGAATATGGGAAGTAGTTATCAAAAGAGGAAAGACGAGATTAAATTTCTTGAACAATGCGTCGGGGAGCTTGAAGAAAAATGTCGGAGTCTTGTGAGAAATAAGGGTAAAGTATTGTTTGACGCAAAAGGAATGGATGGAGACCACTACATAACACCTTACAACAATGAAGAGTTTAATATGGAATTAATGATGGAGCGGCCTTTATGAATGATATCAGGACGCCACCGGCGACGGATAAATACCGGGATAATTACGACTGTAAGAAGGTGAAGGAGGACGAGGGTGCCGATTCTTGAAATGTCAATCACGCTGGATATTGATGTTAATTATTTCCAAAATAATACCGGCAAGACAGACCAGCAGATTATTGATGAAGTGTTGCTATGCACAGTCGAGGAAAGAAACTCACTAGCAACTGAAGCCCGGATAGCGGCGCTGCAATTATTAGAAGGTGATACTGTGGAGGAGATTTTAAATGAGGGCGAAGGATGAATCAGGAAGATTTTAAAGGGCTTAAAAGGGGCGACATAATACGGCATAAAACGTCGTGGGATGGCGAAAGTATAGTTGTAGACGCCAATTACGGAACAAGCGTAACGGCGGTAAGGACTTATCACGTTAGTAATCCAGACGAATGGGAAATTATACAAGACGAAAAGAAAACTCCTTCTCAGCGGATTTATAAAGATAGTTCGAGCTTCCAAGAAGTAGCTACACTGGAAGAAGGTAGCGCTTATACGTCTCTTGCAATTAAAATAAACACGATAGCAAATATCCTTGACGAACATGAAGAAAAATTAAGGAAATATAAATACATTGGTAAAGGAGTTTTTGAAAGTGATTAAATACATTTCAGATTTAAAGCGCCGTTTCGATCATATCAAGATAAAATAGCTTTAATCATATAAAGTATTATGCTATGCTGTCGCCATAATAACCAAAGGAGAGCAAAATGAGAGGAATAAAAGGGACGGCAATGCCAAGGGAAAAAAGATTAGAGCAACGTAGAAAGGCGAGCCGTAAATATTATTCTAAGCCGGAAAATAAAGAAAAACAAAGAATATTGCAAAACAAATGGTATCAAAAGAATAAAGAATACGCTAAAGAAGAGGCAAGAAAGTGGGTAAGTATGCACCCTTGCGAAGCCAAGGAAAATCACGCTAAATATGCAAAAGAGAATAAAGAAAAGATTAGGTTGGTAGTGGCGCGAGGAAGAAGAAAGGTAAAAATAAATGCAATGTCACATTACAGCAAAGGCCAACCGGTATGCGCTTGTTGTGGGGAAACAGAACTTACGTTTCTTACTATTGACCATATTAATAACGATGGAAATAAGCATCGAAAAGAAGAGCCTAAAGCTAGACAGCTTTATCCGTGGTTGATAAAAAACAATTTTCCAGAAGGCTTCCAAGTATTGTGTTGGAATTGTAATGTTGGAAAGAAATATTATGGTAGATGCCCCCATAAACTGACACCGGAGGAACGAAATGATTAAGTATATTGGCGACCTTAAACGAAGATATGACCACATTAAGGTAATAGGAAACGACGAGGCGGAGGAGTATAAGGGCGCAATGGTGATTTACAAAGAGGGGCTCCCCGGCGTTTCGTTCTGCATCACGGAAGAGGCGATTTGGAAATACATAGACCCGTGCGACAACATGGAGCGTAAGACGATAGAGTCAGACGTAAGAGAGTTCAATCAGATCCTTATGCGCAATCAGGCGGCGCAGAAGCTATCTAAAACGGTTCGGCTTTCAGAGATAGTCAAGGCAAGGATAGTTGAGGACGCTCTCTGTATTTCGTTTTCAATCGCACTCAACAAGACGCTAAGGATAATGTTCTGCACCGGGTATAATTTAGGAAAGTGCCTGCATATATTTGGTATTGATCCCCAGCCGCAGGCGGCAATCCAACTTCTGTTGTGGATTCAGGACGGGCTTAATGACCTGAAAGATTTGCCGGTGGAAATACCTGAAAGCACGGTGTCATGCGGAGAGGTTACCATGATCATCGACGGGACAAAGATAACAAAAGAACTAACGCTGAATGAAACTGATCTTATAACTGGAGAATAATGAAAATAACCTTTGGCATTCAAACAGGCTATCACCCAGAGCGGATGCCTGTCGTTCTGCAGAACATTGTTGACACTGCCGACAATCCGGAAGACTTGGAAATTGTTATTCAGGTTCACAAGGACGATCCGGCAAGCCATAATTTTGACCATCCACGATTAAAGATTAAGACGTTTGTATTTGATGAAAGCCATACGTCCGCAACGAAAAGAAAATTCATCTTGGACCATACCTCCGGAGAAATCCTTTCCGGCATATTAGATGATTTCATTATCCACACAAAAGGTTGGGACACTAAAATCAAAGAGATTTATGCGGGTATCCCGGACATGATCGCATTAGTGGGTGTTAATGACCTGATGTTTAAATCTTCACTCTTTACAATTCCAATTCTGTCACGGCGGGCAGTTGAGATTGTTGGTTATGATGTTCACCCGGCCTATCAGTATTATCGCGTCGATGATCATATTCACCACACCTACGATATCCTACGCAGACTGGGCCATGACCGGATAATTTACCGGGAAGATATAGTTTTTGAGCATAACCACTACAAATTAATCAACGGCAAAAGAGTGTACGAAAAGGCGCTCACTGATAATGCTGATCATGACGGTGCCTGCTATTGCCTGCTGGAAGGGCAGCGGAAAATAGACGCTCTGAAACTTGCCATGGCTATTGATAGCCGGACTTCCGGAAACAAACACAAGCATTACTGTAATAAACTCATAGAAATCAATGACGGATTAACTAATTTTAGGAGGGTGGATTGATGACCATCGACAAGACCAGGCTGATCGGCAGAACTGAAATTCAGAACGTCTTTGAAAAGCTCTATGGCATAGCTACCTGGCCAGGCGTGTTGAAATATGCCAAACGTAACAATTTTCCTCTTAATCGTATCGGCACCAGTAAAACGGAAAAGCCTATGATTGACATCAACGAAGTCATAGAATACGAACTCAAAAATGGCAGAACTGTATCAATTAACGACATTATCCATAGTTAGCAATTGTTTACCCTTGTTTACACTCCCAAAATAAAAGATTGTGGTAAAATCAGCCCATCGAGTTAAGACAATATTTTAAATAGGTTTCTACTTCACGGTGGGTTAATTGGATGAAATAACACGAGGAGCAACACTTCAAACGGGCGTCCCACGGGACCTTCTTAAAGACAAGAAGGCACCGGATTTCTACGCTCCATCCAAAACACACCACCTAGAGACTCAACCATATCAAGACCGATTGCGTAAATTAATGAATTGGAGAAGGCAAGCTCGCGTTGCTCAATCTGATAACCGTATGGAAATGGCGATTGATGAAGACTTCTATGATGGAATTCAACTTGAGCCGGAAGACCTTCATATCCTCAATGACCGCAACCAGCCGCCAATGGTTTTTAATGTAATAAAAAATACAATCAATTGGATGCTGGGGACCGAAAGAACATCGAGAATTGACAGCCGCGTCCTCCCCCGTAAAAAGTCTGGATCGGAATCAGCAAAAACCAAAACAAAACTAATGAAATACACGTCAGATGCGTCTAGGGGTGAGTACGAGAAATCCCAGGCATTTGAATCGAGTATAAAGGCAGGTGTCGGCTGGCTGGAAAACGGAGTCAGAGGAAACGACGATGAACCCATTTTTATCCGCCAAGAAAGATGGCGTAATGTTTGGTATGATCATCTAGGCCTTTCCCTTGATGGTTCAGATTGGAGATTCCAGATAAGAGAAAAATGGGTTGATCTTGATATTGCTATCGGGATGTTTCCAGAGCGAGAAGACCGCCTCAAAGTCGTTGCCGAAGGGGTGAATTCTCTTTACCCGTATCTTCCGGATGATTCTGTCATTACCGATGTAGCGTCAGAATTTGATCTTGAGAGCGATCTTGACGCCCTCTTTGGCGGTCAGTACGATGGTGCGAGAGAACGCTTAAAACTGATTGAAATGTGGTATCGAGTTCCAGATAATGTAAAAATTCTTAAGATGCAAGACGAGGACACTCCCTATGGATCACTCCATGGAGCTATCTTCAGGCCGACATTGGCAGACCACCAATATCTTGTGCGCGGTGGTTATTTTTCATTGACTGACGCCAGAATTTTAACAGTCAGGCAGGCGATATGGGCAGGCGGAACGTATCTACAAGACGACCTAACGCCATACAATCACAATCGCTTCCCTCTAACACCGATGTTTTGTTACCGCCGGCAGCGAGATAATATGCCCTACGGCGTCATACGTGACCTGAGAGACCCACAGAGCGATTTAAACAAGAGACGATCAAGAGCCCTTGTCTTATTGACCAGCAATAGAGTTATTGCCGAGGAAGGTGCCGTCAATGACAAGAAAGAGGCATTTGAAGAAGTCAACCGGCCTGATGGATGGGTAGAAATCAAAGCCGGTAAAATGGACAAGTTCAAAATTCAGGAAGAGCAAGCTTTAGCGAATTCCCATGTTGAGATGGCCCGTGATGACGAAAGGTTTATCGAAAGTATTTCAGGAGTCACGCCGGAAAACAAAGGGACGTTGAAACGTGACCTATCAGGGAAAGCAATTCAAAACATTCAGGAACAGGGACACACGACAAGCGCGGTGCCTTTTGATAATTATTACCTTGCTTTACAGTTAGAGGGCGAAACGCGACTCTCTTTGATTGAACAGTTCTATGACGAAGAAAAGGAATATCGGATTACCGGTAACGAAAATAAAGACGACTTCATAAAAATCAATGAGAAAAAGGATGGTAAAATCCTTAACAATATCACTGAAAGCAAGGCTGATTTTATTATCAGTAAGCAGAGTTTTAAGGACAGCATCAGGCAGTCAATGTTGGCGTCCTTCATGGAAATAATAACCAATTTCTCTAAGGCCATGCCGAATGTTGCGCTGGCGTTGCTTGACCTGGCCTTTGAACTGATGGATGAATTATCTGTTAAGGATGAAGTTGTAGCGAGAATCCGGAAGATTAACGGGCAGCAGGCGCCGGAAGACGAAATGACGCCGGAAGAGAAGCAAGCCGCCCAAAAGCAGAAACAGGAATTACAGCAGAAGCAGGAAGAGGAATCTCAAATTCAAAATGCTTTGATTCAGACCAAGTTGGCAATCGAACAGAATAAGGCGCTAGGACTGAAAAACAAAGCGACAAAGGATGAAATAGACGCGGCCATGTCAAAACTTGATGGATTTATTAAGGCTCTTGACGTAGCCGGAATTCTCAAAATGAATCCATCTTTAGCGGCCGCAGCGGATAATATTTTCATGGAAGCGGCGAAGGCTCCGATTGAAGGGCAGACGCAACCTGGAGACCAAGCACAACAACGAAATTAATATGCGAGGTAATTATGTACGAGAAAAAGAAATCAGGCAGGAAACATCATGTGGCGACGGAGCAAGTAGCCGACATGGACGATTACGAAACTCATCAAGACTTAGACGCCGTGGTTCGTCATCATGCGATAAAAAAAGATTCGGAGAGGATGAAGCGCGTTCACGAACTCGCAGCACGGAAGCTTGATGAAAACAAGGGAAAAATGGCTGAGGCGAAACACGCTATAAAGCTTGGAAGCAAAAGCGGCGACAATTAACAATTTAAAGTAATTGGAGGAAAATATCATGGCAGCAGCAACAATCGCGACACAAGTAGTTTGGAATCTGGACAATGGCGTCTCAGCGGCGATGTACGATGACGGAACGAATACATGGGTAGGAATGACCAACGGACAAATACTAAAATACACAAATTCCACAGGTGCTTTTGTCAGTGTAGTTGGTATGATCAGTGGCAAGATAACCGCAATGCTGGTTTACTCAACGCATTTATTGATTGCTACAAACAGAGGGCACGTCCTGTCTTTTACGCTGTCAAGTATGGCGTATGAAGGGGTTTCTCTTGACCTTGGAATCGGTATTGTAGCAATGGCGCTCAATTCAACAAATCTCAAAATAGCCACAAATAACGGGAATATTTTTAAATATACTGTGGGTTAAAAATAGAAATTTAAGGAGGTCATAGGACATGAAAAAGGTAGAAGAAGAAGTGAAACCGGAAGACATTAAAATTCCTGATGATGCTGATCAGCCGCCCGAAGGGTACACTCTGGACGAATGGAGTGATTTATCTGACGCAGAGAAGGCGGGAATTCTGGATAGCATCCGCGCGCCAGAGGGCGAAGAAGAGCCGGAGGCAGAATTGAGTCAGGAAGAGAAAGACGCTCTGACTGCAGTTGCCAACGAAGGGAAAACAGACGATGAAATAGCGGCTGAGGAAGAAGCGGCTAAGTTGGCCGAAGAAAACAAGGGCAAAGCACCTGAAGAGTTGGCCGCTATTGAGGAAGCCGATAAAGCGAAGGAAGCAGAAGTACCGGAAGCAACAGACGAAACTCTTTTGAAGTTCCGGCCTACATTGACCAAAGAGGAAGAAGCTTCCTTAAAAGTTGACGAATTGGATGAGGTTATTCCTGTAGAAGTTCAAACAAAATTGGATGAACTTAAGACGAAATTTGACGATGGAGATTTAACCGCTGACGAATACCAGAATGGCAGGGACAAGCTTCAAAGGCAGATCATCAAGCACAACATGACTTTGCAAAGCGAGGCTGATGCCGCTGTTGTCGAGAAGAAAAGCGATTTGTTATGGAAAAAAGAGCAGATTCATTTTCTGAACTCAAGGCCGGAATATTTATCGTCAAAAGCGGTTGATTCCGATGGAAAGGTCAAAAGCAATGCCTTATTCGGTGCCTTGAACGAAATGGTTAAATCAATCACTTCCGACCCTGTCAATGCGAAGTTATCAGGTATGGAAGTATTGGTAAAAGCAGACAAGGAAGTAAAAAAAGCCTTTGGATTTAAGCCGCCGGAGAAAAAAGTATCGGACGCTAAAACAAATAAACCACCGGCGAAGAAACCGGATGTCAAAACATTGGGGAATGTTCCTCAAGCGGCGACAAACCAGGAGGGGATTGATGATTCATTCGCTCTAATTGATAAACTGACAGGCGAAGCATATGAAAATGCTCTTGAACGGATGTCCGACAAAACAAGGGAGGCTTATTTATCCCGGGCAGGAAGGTAACTACTGTGGGATGCTTAATAAAAGTCATTAAAGTTGGTGATGAATTGCTTTTTAAAGTACCAGCTTCAGACAAACCTTACGAGGTGTCAGTCTTTTTGACTGAAAAGGCAGGGAGGAACGCGGTTTTAAAAATAACCGCAGCAAAGTTTATAGAGATTCAGCATTTTAAACAGCAAAAAGTGTAGGGCAAAAGCCCTAAATAATTGGCCAGGACGGTCTTAACTACTCTTAAAGGGAGGTAACAATTATGGGACAGACGATTATTGGTCTGAACGACGCTAAGGCCGTCAAGAGATTCTCAGGAAACCTTGCGGTAGACGTCGGCAGAAAAGGCTATTGGACACGGAAGTTTATGGGCAAGGGTGAAGTACCTACCCGGCCCATCTGGCAGATAACCGATTTGGAATCGGATGCCGGAGAACAGATCACTTACGATTTAAGTATGCAGCTTTGCAATACGTTAGGCTGCCAGTTCGCGCAAGCGACTGTAAACTAATGAGAGAATTGCTGGGAACTCCTAAAGTCATGGCTACTACAACGCAAAATGAAAATTTAAACGTGAAAGTTAAAAAAAGCCACGAATGCGCTTGCAAATTAAACTGTATTTGTGATAATGTAGTTAATATGAATGAATACATTTTAAGGAGCGGCAAAATGGACAATCAGCAGCCGAGCAAGGTCGAGGAAAAAGCAACCTGTAGAGTATGTGGAGATGAAAAATTAATTAAAGAGTTTCGTCTCTACAAAAACCGAAATAAAGTGTATCGTAGCAAAAGATGTATTGCTTGTACGGCTAAATACCATAGCAAATATTTTGCTGACGATAAGGAACGGTTCAACGCAACAGCAAGACAGAAACGCATAGAGCAACCAGACTTGGTTCGCGCAAGAGAAAATGAGTGGGCTAAAAAGACACGCATTAATGCACGAACAAAAGTTTATGAAGCTTACGGCAATAAATGTGCGTGTTGCGGAGAAACCGAACCTTTATTCCTTACACTTGATCACGTTAACAACGATGGTCATATCGAGAGGAAAGCATTTTCTCAAGGTAATCTCTACGGGCGCGTTATCCGCGAAGGATTCCCTGATAGATTTCAATTATTATGTTGGAATTGCAATCAAGGGAAACGACGCAATAATGGCGTATGCCCTCATCAAGAAGGTTCAACGGCCATCCCGCAAGGGAGTAGCTCCAAGCGGAGCGAAGCACTCATCCCCGTAACGACGGGTGAAGATATGGTCTCCCCCTTACTAAAAGGTAAGGCAGCCTAGAAACAATAGGCGGGAATGATAAAAAGCTAATCATTCCGAAGACTTAGGTAACATGCAGCCTATCGAAGGTGACACAGAGTTACACGGTAAAGAAGAGGGATTGTCCTTCTACACTGACAATGTTTACATTGATCAGATGCGCGGTGGCGCAGATTGCGGCGGAAGAATGACCCGCAAAAGAACTCTTCACGATCTTCGCAAGATTGCAAGAGCAAGGTCCATCGACTGGTGGGCAAGAGTATTCGACGAGATCATTATGATGTATCTCGCCGGCGCGCGTGGAACCAATACCGAATTCGTATTTCCTACGACCTATTCGGGTTATGCCAACAACAGCCTTACATCCCCCGACACGAATCACATCGTCTACGGCGGCGTTGCAACATCCAAGGCTTCCTTGCTGGTAACCGACAAACTGTCTACACTTCCTATTGACCGCGCAGTAGCTTACGCGGAAATGATGGGCGGCGGCGGTCCTGCTTATTCTGAAATCCCGCAGATTCAGAAATGCGAAGTGGACGGAGAAGAAGTTTTCCTGATGGTAATCGATCCGTACCAGAAATTCGACCTAAGAAGGAATACCACTGCGAACGATTGGGCGGATATTCAGAAAGCAATCGCAACCGCAGTGGGCAAAGAAACCCCGTTTATTAAGGGTGGAGTCGGTATGTGGAATGGTGTAGTTATTCATTCGCACCCGAACATCATCCGCTTCACCGATTACGGTTCAGGCTCTAATGTAAGTGCCTCCCGTGCTCTGTTCTGCGGTATGCAGGCGGGCGTTGTTGCGTTTGGTTCACCAGGGCAGGATTTGCGTTTTGGCTGGCACGAAGAAGAGCGCGACAATGGAAACAAAGTCATCATCACAACCCATACCATTTGGGGATTCAAGAAAGTTACCTTTAACGGTAATGATTTCGGTGTGATGGCGATAGATACGGCAGCAACCAGACCGTAATTTTTAAACAATACCTATAAGGAGGTAAAAAGTTATGAGTAACACTTTGAAAATAGCTCCCGATCTTTACATTAACCCGCCCAAAACCGGGATTCCCGGGGCTCGTTGGGATTATCGGCAGATTTCTTTATTGACCACTGACCTTGTGACCACACAACTTGTGGCACTGGGTATTTTACCGGCAGGACATCGGTTAATGGGTGGGTGTTTGGAATCAGAATCCTTGGATTCCCATACGACAACCACAATCACCATTACGGTAGGCGTTTTGAATACCTATTATAACGAATCACCGGCCGGAACAACGGGAATTAAGTTTACCATCGGAAGTGTCCAGTCAGCGGCAGCCTACAGTTCTGGTGGGCAGACGGCAACTGACGCCGATCCGCAGCTGGTATCGGGTCAAAATATTCTTACCGCCTCGACAATTGCTCGTACTGGCGGCAGGGTAGATACATTCCCTCTGGCGTTCAGTAACGCAATCGGGATTGATGCGAAATATGACCGTATTATCGCGATTCAGTTCCCCGCATTGCCTGCAATCGCCGCAGCCGGAAAAGTGTCACTAGGCTTGATGATCGACGAACCGTAAACAATTAAAAGCCATGGCCGGGGCTATAACCGGCCAAAACCCTTAAGGAGGACGAAGGATTATGTCACAGATCCATTGCAAGATTAGGAGAGTGGGGCCAACAACGGTAACATTGGAAAATACGAAATATTTGTTCATGCCAATACCAGGGACAAAGTATCACAAGGAGAAAAGATACGATTTTAAGAGAGGCCCGAACGGGGAATACACGAAAGAAAAAATATGGAAGGAAGTGAGTGTGCCGGAAGAATCAACGTCAGTTTGTGATATTGCAAACGAGGAGCACTGTAGCCACCTGCTTCAACTGTCAATGTATGAAGAATACGATCAAGACAAGATCGATCAGGAAAAGAAAGAGGCGGCAGGAATAAAAGACCCCATGGCTGGGTTTGGAGTTGAAAAGTATTCCGAAGCTGGTTATGTGGCAGTAAGTAAGAAAAAGAAAGAAACTCTTTACGCTGGAGAAGATATGATTTGGGCGCCGAAAGGGTCAAAGATTGTACCCTTCAAATCAGAAATAGAGGCGTTTACTTTTCTGAAAGAAGAAGCGGAAAACGTATCAACCGAAGAGCAAGAAACTGATGCAGTGCCCGCCAAGAAAAAAGCGGCAAAGGTTTAAAATATGTTAGTTAGCGAACTCATTCTGGCAGTATTGCCACGGGTAGGAAGAACCGAAAAAAACAGCGGGATATCTATTATCGGCGCGGCTAATTCCATTCAATCCCTCCTTTATAAGAAGCTATTGGCCAGCAAATCAGATCTCTTAGCCTCGGGAGACCTGAATTTATCAATTCCCGCTTTTGGTTATTCCGCAATACTGCCAGAAGATTTCCTGTCTCCCGCAGAACGACTAAGAACCGAAGAATTAATGGATGATTGGATGGCGGGGACGGTTACTTCTTATAACAATACGACCGGATCTCTGGTTGTCAATTCACATATAGCCAATGGAACGGACGTTCTATCGTATTGGGATATCGCACTTGGACCGACACCCGGAAGCCCATCGGCGAATGTTGCCAATTCGGTAACATCTCTAACCTGCGGCACGGGAAGCAAGACATTGACAACTCAGGCAGGATTAAATCTTCAAGTTGGTCAATATCTTATCTTATCCTCTGCGGTATCTCCGAATGGATGGGAAGGGCAACGCCGGATACTTGAGCCTAATTATCTGGGAGACGATCAAGAGAATGACCCCTTTTGGGAATGGTACGGCTTTTACGGTGTTTGGGATGTACCTTTTCACAAACCTCGAACCTTTAAGATCATCGGTTCAACCGTCTACATAAGACCGAAGCCTACCGTAGATATATTACTTAAAGGTAGATACAACCAAATCCCTCCGGCGTTAACTTTGCCAGCCAACACAATCCCTTGGCAGGGGAAGTTTGATGAAATATTCAAAGAGGGCGTCGTGAGGATAATTTTAAGTGGGATAGCGCTACCTGAAGCAGATGCGCCGTTCATGGCCTTTTTTGGTACCGAATTTGATACTATAATGAATTCCAGGGCGAGGCTTATACCTCAAAATAAGCGGCTACACCGAAGCAATTATATGTAGGTGGTTAAATGGTAGACATATCTTCAAATATTGATGGCGGGACTCCACAAGGCGACGAGACATCTCTTTCCGGAGCATTGGGCGAACTTTGTCTTTTAATCTCCGAACAGTTGCAGGATGAATTCGGATTGAACTGGCCACCGTCAAAAATGGTCCCATATCTCAATCTATTCTTACTGGAGACGATTAATCTCAAACCAGAAGCCTATCCCGTAGAAGAAACGATTAGTTTAGTGTTAGGGCACAGGCAAGCACTCGGAGCGTCTGATATTGATTTGCTTGACTCTCTTTATAATATCACGGGTAGCGGCACGACAGAAGCGATAATCGCTCCGACTCTGACAATAGTCAAGAAAAAGGCCATGGATTACGCTCTTCCCGGATGGCCGGCATATACGCCCGCGGTATTGGTCAATTTTATTGTCAAAGACGAAAGTAATCCTCAGGTATTCTATGTTTATCCGCCAAACGATGGGACGGGGAAGGTCAAGCTATTAGTCAGTCAAGCACCACCGGCGATTACCACAGACACAACGGAATTGCCATTTGATGACTCTTACAAGCCCGCCTGTATAGATTACGTAATCTATCGATGTTTGATCGAGGAAACGACAATCCCCAATGCGCAGGCAAAAGCTCAGGTATTCTTCAATAAGTTCATGCAAGATTTAGGGTTAAAGGGGAATGTTGAAAAATCAGTTGATGCAAAGGACTAACGATGTTACTTTCCGTATTACAGTTTGGGGGCCGCGCGCCGCAGATCATCGACCCTGCTCTTCTTCCCGCCAATAGATCACAGCAGGCTATCAACTGCCGCTTTGATCGTGGTGGCCTTACTGCTATCCAGAATGATTTATTTGTTGCGGAGCAAGTTAAATCAGGACTTTTAAAAACAATTTACAGATATGAAGACGGAAACTTTTTGACATGGTTATCTGATGTTGACGTTTGCGAATCTCCTAACCCTGGAGACGAATACGGAAGAATTTATTATACAGAAAACGGCGAATTCAAAGTAACCGACAAATATCTATATAAAGACGGTGGCAATGAATACCCTATGAAGTGGTATAATCCTTGCCCCCCAGCACCGAGTGGCCCGATAGCCGCAGTGGATGTTACAGTTCCGCCCAGTGCGGTGACACTTCTGAACATATCGTCGAATTCCTGCCTTGAGAACAACGGCACTTATAATTTAGTTTTTTCCGGTGGAGGGGGGTCAGGTGGCGCGGGTACTTATACCGTTGCCAATAATGTAATTGCTGCTGTAAATTTGACGAACGGTGGATATTATACAAGCAATCCAACCGTAAGCACTCAAACCGGAGACGGCGTAATTACCGCAACCGGAGTTGAAGACAGAACCCTTCAGGAAACAAGAGGATACGTTTATACTTTTGTCAATGGGTACGGAGCTGAAGGCCCGCCGTCGTATGTATCAAACTTGATAGACGTTTTTGATGGCGACACTGTTAATTTATCAGGGATGGATGCTGTATCTCCAGATACGGCAACGCAAAAATATAATATTACTAAAAAACGGATTTACCGGATAAACCAGAGCTCTACCGGTGCAGTGTATCAGTTCGTTGAGGAAATTGATTTAGCGACAAGCACTTATGTTGATACCGTTCTTGATTCAGGGCTGGGAGAAACCTTACAGACGTTGGAATGGGATGCTCCGCCGGTGGGATTAAGGGGGATAATTTCTTTGCCGAATGGATCATTGTGCGGATTTGTTGAAAACCTTCTTTGCTTTTCAGTTCCTTATTATCCTCATGCCTGGCCGGTGCGTTACCAGAAGACAACCGACTATCCCATTGTAGGGCTGGGCGCTTTCGGAGCCAGCGTTGCCGTTATGACCTCGGGAACGCCTTATTTGGCCGTTGGTAATGATCCTTCCAATATAGTTATGGAAGACATGGACCTGGGCTTTTCCTGTATGTCCAAGAGGGGAATTGTTAAGGCCGGGGATATCGTCGTTTATCCCTGCCCGGAAGGACTGGCCGCAATAGGCCAAGGAGTAAGGGAAATCATCACAGATGGCGTTATGACACGGCAGGAATGGATTAATTTATACAAGCCTGAAACATTAGACGCTTATTATTGGCAGGGAAAATATATCGGATTTTATCAAAACAATGCCGGAATATCGGCTGGATTTATGTTTGATTTAAAAAGTAAGGATTTAAGCGATTTACCTTTTTATGCGGCAGCGGGATTCAGGGATCCCGATAGCGGAACATTATTTTTATCATTAGGCGAATAATTAATTGGAGGATATCATGGAACAGAAAGAGCAGATCAGAGTTACAGACCAGATTTCTTTGGGAGTCGGCAAGAACATTGGCGAACAGATCAAAATAAAAAGCCACATGAAGTTGATGTTGGTTGATAAAGACGGCCGGCGAAAGGCTTTGAGGGAAGTCTTTAATACTGTGACTAATGCCGCGAAATACGGCATTATGGATCAGATATTGACTTCTCCGACGCTGACGGCGAAACCCGGCTGGATGGAGCTTGGCACGAGTACGCCAGGAGCAACATTACTCGGCGCTTACGTTTCAGGATCGAGAACTGCTTTAGATTCTAAAACCCGCGCAAGTAATGTCGTGACGATGGTCTGCACATTCGCAGCGGGCATAGGCACCGGAGCATTGACTGAGGCCGGTATCTTCGATGTCGTGACTCAGAATACAGCGAATATGTGGATGTCAGCAAGTTATGCCGTCGTTAATAAGTTGAGCACCGACAGCCTTGTTGTTTCGTGGACTTTAACCCAGAATTGAGTAATGAAATTAATAACTTACGGACAACTTATCTTAATAATTTGTTTATTGCTTCTTGCTTATCCGGCGCAGGCAGAGTATAGGTTTGCGCAGAATTGGACGTGGACTGATACCGCTTATCAGGCCACAGCGGTTTCATTGATGTCCGTTGATTGGGCTCAAACTCGCTGGATGGCAAAACAGAATTGGCAGTGGGACGGGAAAAATCACGAAGAGACAAATCCCCTTTTGGGGAGGCATCCGAGCACGAAAGATGTTGACACCTATTTCCCTGTAGTGATCATAGTACATACCATTATTGCAATGGCTCTGCCGGATAAAGCAAAGGTGTTTAAGTATGAAATAAATCCACGGCGGATATGGCAATGTGTTTGGATTGGGGCAGAAGGTTATCAAGACGTAAGTAATTTTAGTGCGGGCGTAAGGATGGAATTTTAATGGCTGGCATAGACTCATATGTAAAATTGCTGTTACATGGGGATGGCACTAACGGGAGCCAAACCATAACGGATAGCGAACTTGCACCCACTAAAACAGTTACGGCAGTTAGCACCGCGCAGATTTCCACGATTCCGCCGAAGTTCGGGACGGGGTCAATTCTATTTAACGGGAGCACAGATTATCTTACCGCCCCTTATTCAAGCGATTGGTTTTTTGGCACAGCAGATTTTACTATTGATTGTCGGGTTAAAATAGATGCCACGCAAGGAAACGGTTTTGTTTCGCGATATAAGGACTCATCTAATTATTGGGCGTGGGGATGGGGTGGCTATGGTCACTATTTTGTTTTAGTAGTTGGCGGGGTAACGAAAGCATCATATGCCTTTGCTTCTTATTCATATGCTGGTCTATGGCATCATTTAGAACTGAATAGACATGGAACTACCATGAATATGTTCATGGATGGTGACATTATGAATAAGACAGAGGTCACAGCGATTGCCTCAAATTCCGTACCAGATTTTTTAAGCACGACATTGCAAATAGGGAAAGACACTGCATATTCCTATTTCCTAAAGGGGTATATCGATGAACTACGTGTTTCCAAAGGAATAGCAAGACATACTACTTATTTTACTCCACCTACCGCAGCATATAGCATTTACACATGGGAGCTTTCTTTCGCCGACTCCGTCACCCTTTCCGACGCCATAGCTAAAAATATCCAACTGCCTAAATCTGATTCCATGACGATTGTTGATACTTTTTCCCGCGTCGCTGATTTTCAGAGATCGTTTGCCGATTCTATTACCGTAACTGACGTTATCAGCAAACTGTATCAGAAAAATACGGATGATTCCGTTACTCTGGCAGATGTTTTATCAAAGGTGGCTTCTTACAATAGAGCTTTTGCTGATGGCGTCTCCCTGTCCGATAATTTCAATATAACAAAGCCAGGGGAATACTTTCTTTCATTCAGCGAAACGCTTTCCCTTGTAGACGCAATTTCAAAACAAATTGATCTTCCGTTGGCTGATGCAATGACTTTGGCTGATGAAATATCCTGGGCGAGTACGTTTAACCGGTCATTTAGTGATGACTTGACACTTACCGATTCAATGGCGGATCCGGTTAAAATAACCTTGCTCACGCTGACTATTCAGTCAAGTCCGGTTATCGTAGGACAGCAAGAACAAGTCACCGTTATGGGGCTTTTCTCTGACGGTTCGGTGCAGAACGTCACGTCATACTGTCAATTTGTTTCGTCTCATACGGAACTGGCCACCATAGACAGTGCTGGCCTTGTGACCGGTATAGCGACGGGATTAACCATAATTACAGCTACCATTGCAGGAGTGACCACAAATTACACGCTGGCCATCCTTCCCGTAAGATCAACGGTTATCCCTCAGAACGGAATTGTCGCCTTTGCGGATGGCAATACTTATCGAAATGCAACACACCTATCAAGGCGTTTCGAGTACAAGCTTAATAGTATCGGAGTAATTAAGGTTCTAGCCTCTAAATATCCGGTGATGATAGACTTGATTTTCCCTGATATACCTTATACTGTATCCGTTATAGTAGTCAGCAAGAGACCTCAGAGGGTAAAAGCATTTTTATCGGAAGCGGTTGAGGTAAGAATTAATCCGGCAGAGGAAGTAAGTGCGGTATTCTTAGCGTCGAACATTGCGGAATTGAATATATGACAAAGCCGGTCATAGGACAGATAAGAGATTTTAAAGATGTTCAGAGGTCGCTGGAGAACGTCAGGGGCTCATTTACAGGGGCGGCTCCGGTGATAGGGCAGGTCAGATCAATGAAAGACGCTCAGAGGTGTTTTGAGAACATAAGAGGGTATTTCAAGTCGGTAGATAAACCGCCGGTAATTGGACAAGTAAGATCATTCCAGGACATTCAAAGGGCTCTGGAAAATATAAGAGGATATTATAAATAGGAGGATTCAAGGAATGAAAATCGATTATTGCTTCGCGCTTACAGGTGATCCGAAAAGCATGGAACAATCGTTAAGTGTTCAGATGACTATGATTAATTTTATGCAGCAAGGGAAGCTTATTGGCCTAAAAGCAGGGAAAAGCTGTAATATTTATGTTGCCCGGAATGGATGTCTATCTGACGGCAGTAGCCGCAAAGATCAGAAACCCTTTGAGGGAATTTATGACGATTACGACCGGATAATATGGGTTGACTCTGATAATTTGATCAACGCCGAAGTCGTACAGAAACTTATCGATCATGATGTTGATATTGTTGCCGCATGGTATCGACAGTATTCCAAAGGCGACCTCAGCGTTGACAATAAAGTCGCTTGCGGACGAGGGACGGAAGCATTCAGGGTTAAGGATATGCCTAATTTAGAACGAAACGAAAAAGGGTTGGTTGAAGTCGATTACGCGGGGCTAGGTTGCATGGTGGTCAAGCGTGGAGTCTTTGAAGCCTTGACGTATCCGTGGTTTACCGCATGGACGATGGAATGGGAAGAAAATGGGATTCAAATGGCTGATATCGAAACAGACGACGCGGGATTCTGCCACAGGGCGAAGCAGGCGGGCTTTAAAATATGGATCGATCCGGAACTGCAAATACTTCATCAAAAGCTGGTGGATTTGTGAAAAATATTAGAGTATAATAAAATTATGGAAATAGCCAAAAAAGCCTGCACGAAGTGCAAGCAGGAAAAACCGATAACTGAATATTATAGATACAACCAATCAAGCGAAAAGCTACGCCCGACGTGTATTCCCTGTTGCAACAAAGAGTCTCGTAAGTTTTATTCAAATAATAAAGATGAACAAAATGCTATGTCTAAGGAAAGATATAAAAATAATAAGGTTCACTACCTCTCTGTTTGTAAAAAATATCGAAAAAACAACCAACAGAAAATAAGTGTTTATCAAACGAAGTGGGCTAAAGAAAATCCCGATAAAATAAAAGCTAAGGAGACGAAATATAGGTTAGCTCATCCGGATCGAATCAAGAAAAGATACACCGAGAACAATAGAAAGAGGTTAAGCACCCCTGCCGGACTTTTAAGTAATAGGGTTAGTTCTGTGATGTGGCACTCTTTAAAGAATTTCAAGGCTGGTCAGCATTGGGAAGATTTGGTTGGCTATACAGTTGGTCAATTAAGCGCCCATCTTGAGTCGCTGTTCCTTCCCGGTATGAGTTGGGATAATATGGGTATGTGGCATATTGATCACAAGATACCTAGATCAGCTTTTAATTATGAGAAGCCGGAGGACATAGATTTTAAGAAGTGTTGGGCATTAAAAAACCTACAACCCCTTTGGGCAACAGACAACATCAAGAAGTACAACAAGCTCGACAAACCTTTCCAACCATCATTGAGGCTCGCGGTATGAACACCAGACATTTAACAAAAGAAAGTGTGGACAAGGTGATTGATAACCTCTGGCAGCAGGGGAGAGAAGAGATCCTGATATTCGGTTCATCTCCCGAGAAATCCCGCGCTAAGTTCAAATCTATGGTAGGCAAGCCGTGGTCCACTGCCTTTTATCAAGGCGAAGAGTGCATTGCCCTGATCATCATGGATACTATTGGCGAAATGACCTGGAAAACTCAGTTCGCGGCGACCGAAGAAGGGTTTAAAAATAACTGGTTTTCCTTGACAAAGTTTCTCCGGAAGGTAAGCGATAAAATAGTAAACGAATATTCCGGCGAAAAAGGAATAATTGAACTTGAAACAACCGGCGATAGCGATTATAATTGGTTTCAAAGCCTAGGATTTGAGCTTATTGGAACAGACGGATTTATTGATAAATACGTTAAAAAGGGGTGATTATTATGTGTCTAGGCGGCGGAGCTCAACAACAGGGACCAACAGCGGATCAAGTGGCCCAGGCTGAAATCAATACCAAGATGTGGGACTATTATCAGAAGAATTACAAGCCAGCGCTGGATAAATACATAGCGTCAAGGACTGATCCCAAAACAACAGTGGCCGAGAAAAACAAAGTTGCCGGTCAGGTAAATGCCGACGTAATGAAATCTGTCAGACCGCAATCAGTATCAAATTCGGCGGTGAACGCGAAAAATCTTATGACGGCAGCGGATGTTAAAGCTGCGGGAACCGAGGATGCGAAAGCCGGAGTTGACTCTCGTCAAGCAGGAGAAGAGCAGAATATCGTCAATATCGGAAGAGGGCAGACAACGAAAGCAATGGCGGGCATGGATGAAATGGCTTCAATGTCCGTCGATAAAGCCATTAAGGATCAAGCAAGAGAAGATCAAGTATCGGGAATGGAAGAAAATGCTCTGGGATCGGCGGCGGGCGCGGCAGTGGCTTTTGGGGCGAAAGGAGCCACGAAGCCCAAAACGCTATCTAATCCGGAACTGGAATACACCGGAATGGGATCGTTAAATTATCAACCGTAAAGAGGTAATGTTGTGGGCAACGAAGCCGTAACCATAAAAAATGATAAGAACATAACCATTCGCGAGAATATTGTGGCCGTGGAGAATGCTATCAGAAATCTTCCCGATGCTATGATAGGCGATTGCTTCCCTTTAAAGCATACGTTTGTCCCCGGAATGTATATAAGAGAAATTACAATGCCGAAGGGTGCGTTGTTGACAAGCAAAATACATAAAATAGAGCATCCGTATTTTATATTAAAAGGTGATGTTTCCGTGATGACAGAAGAAGGCGCCGTTAGAATAAAAGCGCCTTTTGCAGGCATAACGCCTGCCGGAACAAAAAGACTTCTTTATTGCCACGAAGAAACTGTTTGGATTACGGTTCATAAGACAGACAAAACAAATCTGGATGAAATTGAAGAAGAGATCATAGCGAAAGACTTTGACGACCTCGATAATGTAATTGAGGCTAATAGTGAAGAAAGACCATTGCTAGAGGAGTGTGCTTTATGACTTGGGCAGCAGTAGCGGTTGGGGGAGTGGCGTTGGCTGGCACAGCGGGAAGTTTGATCTACGCAAATAACAGCAGACCTGACGCGCCGCAAGGCAATCCAACGAGCGCAAAAACGGCGGAACTACTCCAGGAACAATTTGCCGATTGGGAGAAGACTTTCAAGCCGATTGAATTGCAGGCATTAAATCAGGTATCTTTGAATAATTCAGCGGTATTGCCCGGAGCATTAGACGAGGCAAAGGCAGGTGTCGATAGCGCTTATAGTTCAATCCCTGGAATGTTGGAGCGTCAAAATCGTTCTTTGGGGATTGAGCCAACGGCACAGCAGAATAAATCAACACAGAGGATGATGAACGTAAATCAGGGATTGGCGACGGCAGGCGCGGAGAATTCGGCAAGATCAAATGTCCGGCAGCTTGACGAACAAATCTTAATGGGATCGACGCCTAATCCTAATATAGCGAAAGCAGCACAATAGGGAGGTTGCATGGCGCTTCCAAAGTCTTGGACAAAAGAAGAGAAAAAAGAATGGCGGTTAGCTCATAAAGACCTATTGAAGTCATATTATAAAAAATTTCACGAAAGGCAAGAGAAAAAAAGAGAAAAGAAATACCCCGGAAAACAGAAAGAATTATGGGAAAAACATTATGCGGCAAATACCGAAAAGGTAAAAGCCCGCGCAAAAAAATACAATACAGAAAATGTAAAAAAGCATAGCGAAGCAACTAAAAAATGGAGGCGTAAAAACCCTGAAATGACCAAGGCAGCAAAACATCGGCGAAGAGTAAGCGAAGCAAGCGGAGGCATTTTATCGCCCGCAACGGTTAAAGCGGTATATGAAGACAATATAAAAAGATTTGGCACACTGACCTGTTATCTTTGCTTAAAGCCGATTGCCATCAAGGAAGATCACCTTGAACATAAAACGCCGGTATCGAGGGGCGGAACTAACGAATATACTAATTTGGGGATTTCATGTTGCAAATGTAATTCCCAAAAAGGCAGAAAAACATTGGAGGAATTTTTATCATGGCTGGGTTAATAG